ATTCAGTGTTCCAGTCTGGCCTCAGCGCCCACTTGCGGCCGCTCCTGTTCCTTATGAGCCGCGGAAACAATCGCGCCGTCGCGTAATGCTATATCCCGTATTTCGTAGTCCTTATCGGACACCACCGTATCGTATATCGCGGCTGTAGTAATCGGCACCGGGCTTTTTACGCGTCCGGCGCCGTTTTTTTTATCGAAATAGTAGTACATAAAGGCACCCCTCCTTACCAAAAACTAAGTACCACAATATCCACATACCCGGAGGTGATACGCATGCCCCAATATTCACCCCAATTTAGCCGCCAGCCAAAATAGTTATATACTTTGCCTTTTGCAACGGATTGGTCAAAAACCGCACCATTAGAGTAATGCCCGGTATAGTCGTTGCGGTCATAGCGCATATTATTGTTGTAAAATTCTCCAACTTTAAAGCCGCTTGTAATCATTGCAAGGGCCGCGCTTAAGTCCATGCAGCAGTCACTACCGGCCCCATAGACAACGTTGCTTCGCATTCGCGGCTGCTTGACCCACTGCATCATAGGCGCTTCGTGGAAATGAAGTACTCCGTCGTCGTGCATACTCGTGTCATAGTATGTGCTTTTCGGATTCTGCGCCTGTTCGGGATCCACTGAAGCGGGCCAGTCGTAGCCCGTGGCATTTTTGGCCGCGTCATAGTCCTCTCCGCGCCATTGGTTTACAAGAACGTGAGTACTTTGCACGCAGTAACCGTTATACTTATTTATAATCGCGCCTTCCGTGTATGGCTTATGCGTAAAAGTGTTGTCGCTTACAAAGACCAGCGGCTCGAAATATTTTACGATAACTAAGCATTTGGCAGGATCCGCACCTTGCGGGTAAGCGATAGTATCGCCGCTATGTAAGCGCTGTTCGGATACAATGACGGGCCTTAGCGCCCGTCCCGAAGCGAAAACACTGGCCGCGTCTATACGCGCCCCCTTAATGTCGCCATTCGGTGATACGGAAAAGCTACCGTCGGAATTGCGTATGGTAGCACCTGTTATGGTTCCGCCTTGAACACTGCCAATGTTGGCCGTGATACTGCTTAAATCTTTTACGTCCAGCTTATCGCCGGTGATGGCACCAGCCTGTATCATCCCCTTCGTAATAACATCTTTATCAATCACCGTATCGCCCGTGATATGGACCTGCTTACCCGATAGCGTCACGCCCTGCAAGCCTAATGCGACCTCGCTCTTGACGTCTCCTTTAGACACCTTCAGTCCGATGGCGTCTTGCAATTGCGTTATAGCGGTGTATCCCGCCTCTCTTGCACTCTCCACGCTGGACAAGTTACCGACTACACTGGTAATGCGGTCGGCTTGCTGTGTAATGCGGCTTTCGAGGTTATTATTATGATAATTTTCTCGGTTGTCTATGTCGTGTAAAATTTCGTACTGCTTTTCATTATCACGCTCTACGCGTTCCACACGTGACATAATGCCTGCAGATGTCTGCTGTATACTGCTTAGTTGACTGCGTATATGCTCTTTGTCTTGCGTAGCAGTTTGCACCGCACTTTCTATCGTATCTGCTCTTTGCGATAAAGCGCTAAGGCTATTAGTAGCGTCCTTGACCATTCCTTCAAGCCTATCGGCTCTTTGCGAAAAGCCGCTTACGCTTTTTTGCACCTGGTCATGTACGACAGAGGATATCCCGTCTACGCTCTCTTTTAGCCCGGTTACCTGTCCGAAAAGTGTATCGGCCCGCCGCTTCAGGTCTTGCACATTTCCTCTTACAGCATCAATACTTCCGTTCAAGTCAGTACGCAAACCGCCAAGCTTACCGTCTATTTTACCATCTACCCGACTAAGTACATTTTTTTGCAGCACTTCCACTTTGGTATCGATTTTGCCGTCTACCCGACTAAGTACGTCGCTTTGTATCGCGTCCGCGACCGCGCTGTCTATTTTATCCGCCGTGATGGATTCCGCCGCGATGAGGGCCGGGTCTATGGTTTTTCGTACAGTAGTCATATAAGAAGGTGTTTTTTCACCCTCGCCGAAATAATCACGATAGGCTATCGCTATAGTATATATCCCCGGTTTTGCCGGATATGTCAACGCATTATTGGTTGAATACGCCACTTCGCTATTAATGTATGCGGTCATACCGATACATCCTTCCGGCAAAGGATCCGCTACGATCCCGATAGTAGCTATATTAGGTTGTATTACTACATTCTTTCCGGCAGGCGGTGCGGGTTTATTGTAAGTAAGTATCGCCGGCGCACTATATTTTCCCAAGGCGTTTTTCGCATATACATATATCGTCCCGCTTCGATGCGTCAAAGTTACTGCCGTAGTCGTACTGTTTGTACGTGCCAGCAGTGCCGCGCCCCCTTCTCCCGGAAACGTATCCGACCGTACTTCGTAGTATGCGATGTCTGTGTTAGTTACCTCTTGCCACTGCACATGAGGAACAGTGTCAAAGGTAATGCTTACCCCTTCCGGAGTTGTCGGCATGTCCGATTTTATAGCAATACGCACCGTAGTATACGGGGCAAAATCCGGATCGGTTACATTTCCCCACCTATCTTTTGTGCAAACAGCAATTTTATATACATCACCGGCAAGCGCTTGCGGAATAACCGCTTGTGTTTCCCCACTACCGCCAAATGTCCACGCGTCCGCCAATTGGGTTGTCTTTTCAGTAGAAACAATGCGGTACCATACATCCCCTTCTAAGTAAGTTTGCATGCCTTGCGGTTTGGCCCAACTTATCACCACATCATACCGCAATTCACCCGGTGATAATTGCCGATAGCGTGTATAGGCCGTTACATTCGTTACAGAAGGTATATAATACGGCTTTAATTGATACTGATAGGCAGTTACTTCGCTAATCTCTTGCATACCGCTGCCGAAAATATTATATGCCGGCAGTTTAACCCATATTTTTTTCCCTATGTCCTCTTTTCTGAACGGAACCCGCAAAAGTGTTTCGTCAATTCGACAAAACATGTCTCCTTCTTTATGTTCTGTTTGTACGGTGTGATACTGTCCTCTAATGCAGTCGCAAAGCTTATACGTACCGTCCGCCTGTAAAACGGCGGTTTGATAGCTTAAGCATTCTCCATCCAACCTGCATAAGGTATTGCCGCGTTCAGCATCTTGTTTGGTACCGGAAATAAAAGTCCCGTTTGTCCGAACAAAAATATCTCGATCATCTTTTGTAATGCCTTTAGTTAAAACGCCCATGCGAGCGGCGGCGGAAATACTGCCGATGTGCTTATAGTGCGTATTATCGTCCGATACATATACCTCACAACCGCCCCAGCCTTTTTCTTTTCCGCGGGCGCCCAACCATACCTCCAGACCGTTGGCGGTTAAGTCCGCGGGAGGCTGAATAATGACAGGCGTGTCCGTGTCGGGAGCCGGCTGATTAAAGTCCACAAAAGGGCGTTTTGTGTCTTTCACTTCATATTTAGGAGCTTTATATCGGCCCGGCGGCCGGGATATTGCTGTAAAAGTCAATATGCCGTTAGTATCTTCCACCACGCTGTCAATAATAACCACTTCTTTATCCAAGCCGCTGTACTCATCTGTCAGTGATACCAAGTCACCGACTTCCAATCGACAAAAATTCCATGGTAGTTTAAAAGTGTATTTATTGCGGCAATACTTATTTCGTCGTGCAATTTGTTCCGCCAATTTTACGGCACGCTGTTTGGTGTATAAATAATGCGCTTGCACCGGTTCCGCTTGCCGTACCCCGTCCATAACTACATCTTCCGTAAGCGTATAACTTACACTTTCTTTTTCATAGCCGTTATCGCGATTTATAAACTCTACGGGAAACTGGTTAAAAATTGCGCTGCTGTCTTTGCGCTGATACGTTACTAATGCCCCGCCTGACTGCGGGATAAAATCATTACTCGTCAAATCATATAAAATCGTTCGATTCGGTTCCCATGCTCCTACAGCTCTATCTTCTAAAGGTACAATTTTAAAGCGGTCATTAGACCAAAAAATATACGCATTGGTCAATTTAGCGATGTCATTAATAATATCCCTTGCCTTTTGCAGGCGACTTTTATCTGACGGTGTGGATATTAGCAAATCGGCAGCCGCACAATACTCCCGATAATTCTGCAGCCCTTCAATCTCAACTTCTTTTAAGCCTATTTTATCCAGTACGTACCGAATATAATCCGCCGGATTGACATCGATGCCGTCTCCCGTATGTAACAATTTCCCTTGCACTTCAAAGTTGTACTGCGGTAAATATCCGCCGGATCCCAAGTCAACGACCCCTGCCATATAGGCCAACCCGGAATAGGGTAGCGCTTTATCCGGATGTTTACCGACTGTATATGCCCAAGGTTCTTGATTTTTCGTACCTTTAAACAGTGTCAGTTGTATAGTATCGCTGGGATACGTATATACATTTTTCCCGATCCACACTTGTCGTATCCCTTCAATTTCACCTTCGCACAGCCCTAATGCCACAGCCACGGTATACGTATAGGTAATATTAACTTGCGTATGACCGCCGCCCTTACCGCTGTGCATTTCTTCTCTATGCTCAATAGCGGTAAAATCATCATAATAAATGACGTTCCCGGAAATACGTGTTGTCCCCAATATTTCCGTTACAGGCGCTCCATATTCCGCCGTATTCACAGTAAATTCCGATATTTTATCCGCTCTCGTGACCGTTGTACCGCCACCGAATAAACTCATCGTGCCACCCCCTTATAGCGATATACGCCGCGCAACCGCGGTCTCCCTTTGGCGTCATAAAACATCATTTCCCCCATGTTGCTTAATATTACGCCCTTATCAACGGCCGCATGAATAACACAGTTTTTCCCTATATAAATAGCGGCATGCGATTGGCAGCGCCCAAATTGATACATAAGAAAATCTCCCGGCTCCATTTGTGCGGCATCAATTTTAGTGCAATATTTTTTTATATATTTTAAAAACATTTCTTCCGACCGATGCAAATGCCACTCATTAGAATAAGGCGTTACCGATATAGAATCTCGCTTTATTAATCCCGCATCCTCCGTAGCGGCCACCAGTAACATGCCGCAATCTACCCCTTTACCTCTAACTTTAGCTTGATTCACATGCGGGGTCCCTAACCATTGGAGAGCCGCCTGTACAATTTTTTCACCGTCTTTCATATCAAATCAAAACCTCCCGTCTCGGCACAAAAGGTGCGATTAAGCAGGTGGTATCCGTAGTATGGCTGGAAATCACCTGCGTTTTATCGGTTGTAGTATACGTTCCTTGCGGATAATATTTTCTGACCGGAAACCCCATATTAAGCCCTTTGGTTTGCGCTTTTACCGTTAAATTTATACGAATCCCTCCGGCACTTTGCACTTCTACCGTACCGGTAAACAACGCAATGGTGCTGATGCTTCCGCGATTACGAAAAAAGCAGCGTTTTAGCCGCAATATAGCATTATCCAAGGTACCGTTATGCGCCGCTTTTAGCAACGGAATCCCTACAATTTTATCTTTCTTATTAGCGCTGATACGTACATTCATCGTATCCACCACCACGCAATCATTAAGCTTTACTTGATTTCGTTTAATAAGTAATTCATCATGTTTGTATTTGCGGTCTCCATAAATCACATCCACATCGGCATCGGTATAATAATAGGTATGACCATCCGCCAATTGCAATTCATATAAATCGCACGAAGTTAAATTTTGTTCCGTATTCAAATACGTTTCTAAATCGGTCGTTACAGTTTTCATAGTCACCTCACCGTTACTAATGTAAAGGATCCGCTACGATGCAAATTAAAAAATACATCTTCCACATCTATCCCGTCATCCTTCAGCATGACCTTCCACCAATATCGATAATCCGCTGTCACTTTCGTTCCCACAGGCACTACATTTTGTAATGTAATAATACCGTCAGATACAGTATACCCGCCTTCCGGTATCTGTTGCCCGTTTGCATATACCTTTACATGGTCAATATAAGCTACCGGTTCAACATATTCTCCCATCCGCATAGTAGCTTGATACGTTGCCGGCGCAACTTCCGCCAACGTAGCATTTTGTTCATAATTGTCGGTCGGATCCGGCCACAAAAACGGCTCATATGCGCCCTTCACCATAGCGACAAACCCGAATAATTTTTTGTACTCCTCCGGCCGCAGACGATTAAATTTTGTTTCAATAATCCAAGTGGGATATAACTGCGTGGTCATAGTTCTTATTTTTCCGCTGCCAAGTGTTTGTATACTGGTATGCCATTGCATTTTTTTGTGGCTGGACCACGCAAAGCTGTCTAACTCCAATGGGAATTTTTTCAGCATTAAAACACCCCCGCTTCTGTAGCGAAATTGCGGTCATTATCAAATAAAGCTTGCCGTAGCGTATCCAGTCCGCCGCTATGTAAGAAGTCCATAAACGAAGATGCATCCAAAGCGGATATATGAATATTCAAAGGAGCGGTACCGGCAGTTGTGACCGGTGTTCCTACCGAACCTCCGTCTGCAAATCCGACAGATGTGCCCTGATTAATTCGGTTCAGTGCGGATACTCCTACTCTTCGTACGGCATCCGCATTAATGACATACTCCCCGTTTGATAACATAGCCGGAATAGAATCCGATTTACCGGTTCCCGCTCCACTTACATAGCCGCCGGACGCAAAGGCGCTCATGCCCATGCCGGCCATTTTTGCGCTTAACATTTGTCCGGACACTACACCTGCCGCCCCAAAGGCCATAAAAGGCATAGCCGCAATATAAGAGGCCGTAGCATTCGCGGCCAATACGCCCGTTTTCCCGGCTTGTGCCGCCGTTTCTTTCTTGGCGTTGGAAATCTCCTGATTCGCCGTTTGATTTCCC